GCGAACGATATGTTATGTTCATGGGATTTCCGTCGTATTTATCACGATTCTTTGGTTTCCAACGACCTTTGTATGCCATAGTTCGCCTAAATAAATATAGTTAATTGTATATTTATATTTAGACCAAAGGAAATCTCGTATGCCTAACTTTAAAGACTTGGGTACTAGTATCGTCGATGGAATCTCTGGGGATATCCCCGGTCCACTTGGGGATTTAGTTCGCAGTAAGCATAGTCGTCACACTGCAAGTTTCCCTTCAGATGTTGAGGGTATAGGTCAGCGACATTTTATTCGTTTTAATATCATGACAAAGACAGGAACCTCATTTGGTCAGATGGTAAAAAGCGGAAATCTTCCTACCGTAAGTGCGGCGGGAGAGGCGTTTGGTAGTATGATGGATGAAGGATTTCAGACGGTTCAGGAGTGGGCTGGTCGAGCGCCGGAGTTGATGAATAGTATGAATCAGGAAGCAAACCGACTACTTAATGAAGCAGGGTCGGTTAATTTTGACGAAGCACTTGCGGGAATTCCAACCAGCGTGGAATCAACAATTGGTCAGTTATCTGAACAGGCATCCAAGTTTAGAGATAGCGTTGCAGAGAGTGTTCCAACTCAAGAAGATGCCCTAAAAGGTCTTGGTGATTTTGCAGGAAGCATTGGTGGAGTTGCTCAAGAGTTTTCAGAAGCACTTCAAGGCACCACAAAATCTGAAGGGGACATTGTTCTTTATATGCCGTTCAATATCAATGAAACTTATCAGGCTGATTGGCGCGGTGGTGAGATGGGTTTACTTGGTTCTATGGGAGGATTGATGGCACAAGTTGCAAATAAAGATTATGCAGGGGCGTTAGAGACGATAAATTCACAAGCCTCACTGACAAATGCTGCTGGCTTAGGGTCCGAAATGATTGGTGGAATTGCGGGCAGTAAATTAGCATCAATCGGTGGAAATTTAGGTCTTCAAAAAACAGGTGGAGAAAATCTTCAAGCCAAACTGCTAAAGGAGCAAGGACTAGCAATCAATCCACACTGGGAATTATTCTTTGAGGGTGTTCAGCCAAGAGTCTTTACTTTTGACTTTAAGATGTCTCCAAAGAATGCAACGGAAGCTGAGTCTATTCAGCAAATCGTTCAGATGTTTAAAACATACGCTGCTCCTCCTGCTGAAGTTGACGGCTCTCGTAGATATTGGGGATACCCCTCAATGTTTGAGATTGAATATTGGAATAGCCAAAAGCTACACAGGCTAAAGCCATGTGCCCTACAAAATATTACAGTAAACTATTCCGGCGACGGAACGAATCATACCTTTTATGACGGGCGACCAATGCAAACTGATATTACCCTGACGTTCATGGAAAGCGAACTACTTACAAGGCAAGATATGAAAGAAGGATATTAATCATGCCGAATGGTAAATATTTTAGTTATCTTCCTACAATTCCATACAGGGCTTTTGATGGAAGCACTGAATATAAAGTAGTTACAGATATATTCAAGAGAGTTCGGGCAACCCTAGAAGCCAGAACAGACAAAACAATATACTACAACTACCGTGTACAGGATGGTCAGAAGCCTGAACATGTTGCCTATAACTATTACGACAACGCAGATTATCATTGGGTTATTCTTTTGATGAATGAGATCAGAGATCCTCAGTGGTGCTGGCCTATGGATTCCTTTACTTTTGAGAAGTTTATTACTAAAAAGTATGGAAGCGCGGCAACTGCATCTACGCAAGTTCATCATTACGAGACAAAAGAGATCAAGGCAACTGCAAATAATGATGCCTTTGGTGTAGGTGATGTTGTATTGCATTCTGGATTAGATGTTCCTAGTGATTTTACTTTCAGTTATACCGGAACTGTAAACGGAGTTCCCTCTTCAACGTATAGCTTTACGTCTGGCGAATGTGTTAAGACGGTATATGCTCTAGATTATGAAATAGATCAAAATGATAAACGATCCGATATTACACTTTTACGAAGAAATCTAGTTCAAGAATTTATTGATACCTTTGAAAATATGGTTGTCTTTAGAAGGTAATCTACTATGAGTGAAGCTACGAATAAGGGGCAAGGTGATGTTGATGTATCTCATTTTAACATCATATCCTCTAGCGGAAAACAACTAAAAGATATTTCATCGAAGGCATGGAACTCGATTACCTATACTGAAAGTATGGGGTTGATTGCTGGTGACACTCAATTTATTTCTGGTGAAGTTGCTATTAATGATCAAATTAATATTTTCAATGAGATGGCATTGGTTGGAGACGAGATCATCGAGTTGAGATTTAAAACTCCACAGAAAGAGGAGATTGATTTTATTGGTAGAATTTATAATGTTGAGATGATCCGACCCAACAAGGAAACTAGAATTCTTAATTTAAAATTTTGTTCGGCAGAAAAGGTTACAGCAGAACAGCTTAAAGTCAATCGCGCATATAGAGAAGTAAAATATTCAGATATGGCAAAGGATATATTTACTCCACTCAATGCCGTGGGTAAGAAAAGAATTTATACTGAAGACACAAAAAATAAGGGTAGCATGATAATTAACAATAAATCCCCCTTGGATGTATTGAATATGATTACCAGAGTTTCTCGATCTGCTGAATACCAAGGCGCAAATTATGTTTTGTTTGAACAATCAGGTGGCATATTTCAGTTTGCGTCTTTGGAGAGTCTGGTTGATCCGGCAAAGGTCGAACCCGCAATAACATATGTGGTTGATCCGCCGTCAGGTAAGAAAAACGATCTGCGGAAATTGGCAACTGTGCGTGGATACAAGATCGTTTCTCTACCAAACACCATCGCAAATATCAAAGCTGGTGTATATGGATCTACGATGGTTAGTAATGATCTGATGAAACGGAAAGTTTCTTATTCAAATTTTAATTATGATGAGTCCTATTCAAAATACAAGTCGGTTAATTACAATGAAGTTGCGATGGGTCAGGGTAAGACATCATTAACAAATAACCCAACATACAGCAAAAGAAAAAATTCAAGTATTCGGTTTGTTCCAAAGCATTATGGTTCCTTTGATACGAGAACAAACTATGCGGACGAGAGAGAAGATTCTGAACTGATAAGAAATTCTCAAATGAGACAGATTAACGCAATACGTTTGCAGATTATTGTTTCCGGCGATAGCCAGAGGCGGGTCGGAGAAGTCATAGAACTCAAAATTCCTACCCTAGAGAAGACAGGCGGCAATCTTGATGAGCTATTGTCTGGAAGGTATTTGGTTTCAAAGGTTCAGCATCGCATTTCGTCTGTTGATAATGAGTACATCACCACAATGGAAATTGTTGCAGACTCGTTTACTAACCCACTTCCGGTAAAGGCGTAAGATATGCAGAATGGAAAATTTCATTGGTGGGAAGGTGTTGTTGAAGATAACTTGGACCCGTCTGGTGCAGGGAGATGTAAGGTTCGTGTTATTGGGCACAACACTCCATTAAAAGATGAATTGTCCAGAGTTGAATTGCCTTGGGCATATCCGGTTCTTCCTTTGAATAATCCTCATGGAAAGATTGTAGGGCTCAAGCCCGGAACAAGAGTCATGGGGTTTTATCGTGACGGAAAACTTGGGCAAGACCTAGTTATGATGGGGACGATTAATACAGGGTATGGTGGTCCTCTTGGTTTTGATGAAAATGAAGAACCAGTTGCTGCGGTTAATCTTTCTGAGCCTGTTGATCGAATTGGACTTACTGGTTTTGTTGATGACCGCGAGGGAGCAGGTGGCGTCATCGAGGGTCAGCCTAAGAAAACATTATTGTCTGTTGAAGACGGAAAGATAATGCATGAAGAGATTTCGGATTATGGTTCACTTAAAGTAAATGAAATCAATGTTCCAAGATTGGCGCGAGGTGTAATTGAAGACACTCCCACCGAAGCTCATATGGAAGCATTAACAACAGTTGTTAAAACTGATGCCTCAGAAATACCAGAACCAGAAAATCCATTTGCAGCACTATATCCATTTAATACAGTAGAAGAATCTGACAGTGGGCATTTGCGTGAAGTGGATGATACACCCGGCGCAGAGAGAATCAAAGAGACACATAGAACTGGAACCTTTTATGAAATTCACCCCGATGGTAGTCGTGTTACCAAGGTTGTCAAAGATGATTTCTCCGTTACTATTGGGGATAAAGGTGTAAAGATTGATGGGGTGTGTGCGGTACACGTTGTAGGTCAGGCTGATTTTTATTGCGAGAGTGATATTAAGGTAAAGACTGATATGAATGCCGATATTACTGTGGCAAAGAATGCAACGGCAGAGGTTGGCGAAAATCTTTTAGCAAAAGCCGCAAAGAATGCTCGGGTTGTTGGGGATACGGTTGATGTTGTTTCTGGTGGGTCGATGACGATACAGGCTGGTGGTGAAATTGAATTTGCAGATTCTAGCGCAACTGCGTCTAATGTCGATGCGATTATTAAGGATATTGACGAGGGAAGAAGAGTTACCTAACGCTCAAAGTTAGGTGTATAAATAAATAGAAGGAGGGATGTAACTTGCCAGTAGCAAAGCGATGGTCAGACTTTGATTTGGATTTTACTGCACATCCAAATACGGGAAAATTAAGTATGAAGCAGGACGCCGATGCGATTGTGCGTTCTGTTCGTCATTTGCTGCTTACCAATCATTATGAACGACCATTTCATCCAGAGATTGGTTCAAATTTATCTGCACAACTATTTGAGCCTATGACATATGCTACTTCACTTAGAATTAAAAGTGATATAATTGAAGCAATAGATAATTTTGAACCGAGAGTTAGTCTGACGAATATTGAGGTTACACCAAACGAAGCCGAAAATGCATATTATGTTTCTTTGCGATTTTTTATTATCAACGAAGAGGTAGAGCGCCAAACAACATTTTTGCTAGAGAGAACAAGATAAATGTCGGATTATATAACAACAACTAATAATTTAAAAATCACTGAACTCGACTTTGATTCTATCAAGACTGCGCTGAGAACATATCTTCAGGGGCAGGATGAGTTTAAGGATTATGATTTTACTGGATCTGCACTAAACATTCTACTCGATGTTCTTGCATACAATACACATTATAATGGGTTTTATATAAACATGCTTGCGAGCGAAATGTTTATGGATAGTGCCAGTCTACGATCCTCGGTTGTATCTTTAGCTAAACATCTTGGATACACCCCAGCCTCTAGAAAAGGGGCATCGGTCCATGTGGATTTTGATATTACTAGTTCTGCTAGGTCGGTAACTATTCCAAAAAATTTTAAATTCACCTCAAAGATTGGAACAGATACATATACATTTCTCACAAGCAAGGCTCATGCTGCACAATATAATGCAATTACTGAAACCTATCAGATTCCTTCTATAGAAATAAAGGAAGGAATTGCTGCTACAACCTCATATACTGTTATGGGAACTAATAATGAAATATTTGAAATTCCAAACGAGAATGTCGATACAACGACTTTAAATGTTACTGTGGCAGGTGAGACTTATCATCTAGCTGACGACATCACGGAAATATCTGCGACATCTAAAGTATATTTTCTCCAAGAAGGTGATCAAAACAAGTATCAAATTTATTTTGGAGACAATTCGGTTGGTAAGAAACCAAGTAATGGCGAACAGATTATTATTTCTTACAATGTTTCGATTCTTGGTACGGATGGAAATGGAGCATCTGTATTTTTTCCGGCAGACACAGTAGTCGGAATGACAGACTCAACGGTTACTTTGAGTTCTGGATTTACCAGAGCATCCGGTGGCTCAGAAAGAGAAACTACTTCTTCGGTCAGAATACAGGCACCGAGACAGTTTGGTTTACAGAAGCGCGTTGTCACTGCGAATGATTATAAAACTCGTTTGGAAAATGATTATAATCTAGTTGATGCGGTTCGTGTATGGGGAGGTGAGGAGAATGATCCTCC